CATCTTCCCATTGCTCATCTTCATCATCTACAACATTATCATCATCATATTCTCTATGTTTTTCTAATAATTCTCTAATGTCTTGAACAAGTTCTTCTAATTTATCTAATTTTTTTTCAATTTTATCTAAATTTTTATCCATTTAGTTCTCCTATGGGGTTGCTGATTGATGTTCATACATTACTCTTATAGTTAATAAAACTGCACCATAAGGGAATAATGTACCAGCATCAGTTTCAATAGAAATAACTTCTGTATCTAGTGCTTTATTATTCCTAGTAATATCAGATTCTAATTCTGTTTCAATAGCACTTGCTACATTATTTCTTTCTGTATCAATATTACTTTCATTTGTTTTAACAAAAGCAGTTATACCAAATTCTAATACATTTATTCTTGTTTTAGCACCACTTCCTAATTCTGAATCTTCTTTTGTTTCTTCTATTGTTTGAATTAATACTGCTGGATATTGTTGTTGTGATAATTCATCTAATTCAAATGGTTGTCTAGTAACCTTTTTTATAGCTGGACTTGATATTCCAGATATTGTTGAAACTATATGATTTGCAATATCTTCTCTTATACTCATATTTTAAATTTTTTTATTTGTTTGTTAATAAATCTTTCATAGTTTTTTCCAATTAATTTTTCAACCTTTTTATTAAATCCAAAAAACTTTCTAACAGGTAATTTTCCTTGTCCTGTTTGATGCCTAAATGCTTTAATAGCTTCTCTTTGACTACGAAAAAAAACTTGTGCTTTTGTTGAAGATACTAATTTTGAACCTATTGATTGCAACATTCTATTTGTATCTTGTAAATCAACTTTTGTTTTACCTTTTAATTCTTGATAATATGGAGAATAACCAATAAATTTTCTATTATTCATATCCAAACCTCTTTTATGAGTTCTATCAACAACAATAGTTTTTAAATTTTCTCCAGCTTGGTCTAAACCCATTTTTATTATTTGAGGAAACTTATTTATAAATTTAATATATTTTGATTGTACTATTTTTATATTGGATTGAACTTTTATGCTTAAAGCCATTATCTATTTAATCTTCTAAATCCATGCAAAGGTTCTCTTTCGTTTGAAACAATAGTTCCACTTGCATCAGTATCATATTCTACACCATCTTCTAAAATAGACTTCCATTCTTTGTTATATTCTGACATATAATACTCTGCCATTCTTTCAAATCTATCTTTTTCAGCTTCAGGTCTAAATTTTGATAATGCTGGACAAAAGAATCTACCTAAAAATAAATAAACTCCTGCTCTTTCAAATTGGTCTAAATTAACTTTTGTATTAACCATTTCAGCAGTATTTAAAACAGTAATATCTGTAAATACATTTGTTTTATAT